TTGTTATTAAAGTTTACAACTTTAGTACCACTAAAACCATTCATTACATCGTTAATCAAATAGTCTGAAATTTCTTCTTCTAACTTTGCATAAGGTAACGCACCTGAATAATCAATCGGTGTGTAATAATGGTAACCGCTTACATAAGGTCTTACAACATAAAGTTCAACTTCTTTTTTATTTCCAAAACCAAAAGCAGGAATACGTTTAACCTCATCACTCGGTTTTTTATTTGCCCAATCAGGGTGATAATACCAAGCCTCAATCTCTCCTTTATCGTTGCATTTTTCAGCACGTAAAGTATGCATCGGGAAATGGTCAACAAATTTAACCTCACCCTTTTCATAGCCTACTTGCATCGCTGCCATTCCTAAAAGTTTACGCTCTAAAGCAACTTTCTTTAATGCGTTTGGCTTTATAATAGAAATCATTTTAGCGTACTCATCAGGCTTTTTATTAGCGTCTAAAGCACTAATACCTTTTCCGTAAATCATATTACTACAACCTGTAATAATAGCGTTATTTGTGGTGCTATATAAATACCTATCAATTAAAAATTGAAAGTAGTTGTTATCTGCTCCATATTCCACAAAATCACCTTTTTTACTTTCGTTAATTTGAGGAGAAGTATAAGCACTTAAATTTAATACATACATAATTATTCAAAAATTTTATATTCGTTTGTTGTCACGTGTTCAACGTAAGCATCTTTATTTATACTATACGTTTCTAAATTTTGATTAGTACAAAATATTTTATCTCTATAAACTACATTATCATTCCTTGTTGAATCTTTAATTGTTAGAGTGTAATATTTATTTTCTTTAATTGGAAAAATAACAGAAGTAGTAACAAAATATTTACTAATTGAAAAAACGCATTCAATTTCAGTTTCAATATTTGTTTCTTCATCTCTTAAAACAATAGTATCCGCATCGCTACCGTATATAATAGCGTTTAATGTTTGTGCGGTTGATTGCTCTCTTAAAATAATCATATTACTTATTTATTTAAAAACAACAATTTAACATTTTTGTTAAAATAAATTATTAGTTTTGTATAAATTTAAAAATTATGGAACCAAAACTTAAAGCGGTACAAATTATAATTAAAATGCAATTTCAAAAAGAACCTTTATCTTTTGCACAAGGTAAAAAATGTGCATTAATAGCAGTTGATTTAAGGTTAGATGGTGATTTTATTTTTACTTCATTTAAATATGGTGAAGATAGTTTAGAATATTGGCAAGAAGTTAAACAAGAAATAGAAAAATTATGACACCAAAAGAAAAAGCAAAAGAGTTAGTAAATAAAAACATTGAACTATTAAAGATTAATGATTTAAAAGATTGGGCTTTAGCTACTAAATATGCAAAAGAATCTTCTTTATTAAGTATAGAATTTGCAAAACAATTCATAACAGGAAATATAAATGAATCATTTGATAAAACAATGTATCTATTTGAAATTAAAGAAGAAATAGAAAAGTTATAAAAAAAAGCCTACTAAATTAATAGTAGGCTTTTTAAATTCAAAACTATGAAAAATTAAGAACCTAAAACCACTGTAAATCCTGCAGCTGTTAAAGTGTCGCCAATAAAGTTAGCAGGTGCTTGCTCTTGACCTGTAAGAGTTAATGTATAACCACTTAAATCGCCCATTGCACCACCTGTAACAATTGTACCACCTGTTACATCCATTCCGTGTTCTAAACCTGCATAAAAGAAATTTCCGTTGTTATCTTCTACGATAACTTGAGGACGTCCATAAGCCATTAATTTTAATTCTTTATGGTCTTTAACAGTTAATTTTTTGAAAGTCAATTCTAAAACTTGCTCCCAAAAAGTAGTTCCATTTTCACGTGAACTATTCACGTTTTGAGTAAAGGTACTTGCACCTTTTAACTCGTATTTGTATGCAGATGGAGTACCTGCAACCGCATCAATTACATCTGTATTTGTTACGTCGTATGTATATCCCGTAGCATCGCCATAATTCACGAAATAAACCGCTTTTAAGCCACCTACTGAATCTTTACAAACTTCTTTTCTGCCGTATGTTAAATCACAAGCCATAGTATATATTTGTTTTATAAAAAAAGGCGGTGTTTATTGCACCACCTTTTTTATTAGTTATTAAATTAATTATGCTGGAGTATATAATACGATTTCTGAACCGATACCATATTGAACACCTGCTGTAAATCTCATAATTACATTTACAGTTTGCGCTCCTGTAACTTCTGCTTGGTCAATTAATCTTACCTCATTCATATCATTTAGTAAACCTGTACCAAAGTATAAGTTTGATTTTTGAGCAGCCATCATATAGTTATTAGCTAATCCGTTTGCAACGAATAATTTAACTCCGTCAAAAGATAATGAACCATTGTTGAACCATTGTGTTCCTTGTGCGTTTGTTCCGTTTGCTCCTAAACCTGAAGCTCCGAATCCGCCTAAAGCACGAACATAAGCTCTTGCAACATTTTGAGAAACGTAGATGTATAAATCTTCTTTTCCGTAAAGTGCAGCAGGAATAGCATCTACTACTTTTCCTAATTCAGCAATAACGTTTGAAGCAGTAACAGTTGTACCTACTACATCAACTACAGTTGCATCAGCAGTAGCTAAAGGCACAAATCCATCAAATTGACCTGCAGTAGCGTTAGCACCTCTCCAAATTGAAATCTCCATTGATTCAGCAACTTTAGCTGAAACGTGTCCGATTAAATAATCAGCAAATGATTTTGGTAAATCTGAAAAAGCAGACATTCCCATTTCAATACTTTGCCATGTACTTGCAAGGTCTTTTTTACATAATTCTAAATTCACTTGAAATTCCTCAGGAGTAATTACTCTTTCAGTTAAAGTAATTGTAGAAGTTGGGTCAAAAGCACAAGTCGCATTTTTAACGATTCCATCCGTTGCTAAACGTTGGATAACTGATTTGTACTTTACGTTTGGCATTACTTCAATCCCACCATTGTCAATAGTTGGAGCTGATAATAATGCAGCAGATATGTATTTCTTTGAAAACTCACCTGCATAAGTTGTTGTGATACTTGTTGTAGTAGCCATTTTTTTTTATTAATTTATTTAGTTAGCAATTTTACTCATTACTTTGTCGAAAGTTGTCAATACTCTATTTTGTGAGTATAAGATTTTTTCAACGTTTGGTCTTGCATCAGGGTTATGCGTTAAAGGTTGAGCAGATAATTCTACTTCTTTAACTTCTTTAATAGATGCTAATTCTGTTTTTAATGCTTCGATTTCAGACTTTAAAGCATCTACATCTTCTTTTGAAAAATGCGACTCTTTAACAGTTGACTCGATTACTTTTTTAGGTGCAGTAGGTTCAGCAGCTTGTTCAACTTCTACTTCTACTTCAGGAGCTTCCTCTTGCGTAGGTGCAGCTTCTTTGATTTCAGCAATTTCACCTTCAACTGCAACAACTAAAATCATTCCGTTATCAAGAATATACTCACCTACCGGCAATGCAACTCTATCTTCACCATTAACAATAAACACTGGTTGACCTGCTTCGAACATTTCCGCTTCGATAACAGTACCATTGTCTAAAGTCATTTGCTCTAATTGGATTTCCATCCCTAAAAGCCTTTTGATTTCTGTTAGTACGTTTGACATATTAATATTATTTTAAATTAAAACACGTTTGTTAAAATGTTGTTGTATTTTTATATTATTATAAAATATCCTTTATTGCTTTTTTAGCATTATTAGATAACGCTAAAACTCTTTCTATTGCATCATCATAATTTTTAGGTTGTGGTAATTTTGATACATCAATTCCTAAATCATTTGCTTTAGCTACAAAATTTGTTTTATCACTTAAAAGTTCTCTTTGTATTCTATCTAACATTTCAATTGCTTTTGGTGTTACCTTTTTAGCTTCTTGTTGTAAAGCAAATACTTTATTAGCAAAATCAAGCACTAAATTATGATTATCTTGTGCTTTTTGAAGTTGTGTTTTAATATCAGCAAAATCAGCCAATTCTATTTCGTGCGAACCTAATTCAGTTTTATTAAATAATTTACCAAATACGTTTTTTTCTTGTGGTGTCATTGTTTATCCGTTTATTCTTGTTATTACTCTTACTCCGTTATTTTCTGTAATGGTTACGTTATCTACTCCTGTAGTTTTACCAATTCCTTGATTTTGCAAATCACCATTGCAACATTCTTTACTATAAGTATCGTCATCACATAGACAACCACGCTTACCACCTTTTGGACTTGTTTTACTTTTTGTTTTCATATTTATTTATTATTTGTTTTATTTGTTCGATAACGCTCGGTTGTTTAGATAGTTGTTTCTTTTCTTCTAACTTGTCAGCGAAGTAACCCTCTAAAGAAAACCCTTTTACTTTTCCCGTTTTTACGTAGTCATTCCAAATAGTATCATCTTCAACTTTTACTGAAGCCATCCACGAACCAACCGGAACACTTAAATTATAAATTGCTGACTTATCTTTTTGCGTATCTTCTACAATCCAACTTTCAACAACAGTTAAGCCTTTAATTTCTTTGTTGTGTTCTAAAGTCCAATTATTCTGATTTCCATTTTTAAAGAATAATTGACTCGCTTTGTTTACTGTGTCTTTTGAGAAATAGATATAATATTCATCCTCTCCGTTTTTACGATAGATAGGTTTTTCAGGAATTAAAACCGCACCCATTAAAATACGTTTTTCGCTATCTACTTGTGCAAGTTTGATTTCTTCTGATTTTAACGCTACGAAATTTGACTCGATTGCTGGACTTTCAACAACTGAAATAGCATCTACTCCGCTCAACTCATCTTTTTCGTCTATAATTAATTCAATTAAATTCATATCTTTTTTAAATTAAAACACTATAATTAAAAATTTGTTTTATATTTGCATTGAGGATTTTGTCATAAGGTTAAAATTTTTAAAGTTAATCATCATTAAAGCCACCCTTTTGAGGTGGCTTTTTTGTTTGTACCCTATAAGGTATATTTTAATTTAATTTGTTTACATTATACCCTATAAGGTATTATCCTAAACTTGCGTTATTGACTATATTCCTATCTAAACTTTGTTGAGTAGTTACATTGTTAGCCACTACATACGCTTGAACAGGTTGTTGATTACCTAACGTTTGAGCAATTTGATTTACTCCGCTATTACCTACTACGTTGAAACTCGGAGCAGGAGCAGCACCTCCGCCACCAGCAGAACCACCGCCACCAGAACCACCACTTGGAGCAGAAGTAGAATCGCCTTTAATAGCTTGTATAGATTTCACAGAACTTGCAATAGTTGAACCAATTTCTAAAGCTCCTTTTGCAGTATTTATAGCAACCCAAGGCATACCACCTGTCAATGGAGAAGCTGCTACAGCGGCTGCATTTGCTTTTGCAATACTTGAAACAGTTGAAGAAACAGATTGTGCAGCAGTTCTAACCACATCAGCAATAGCTAAAGCCTTTGCAACTTTATTTAATTTCTTACCTCCTAAAGATAAAATATTTTGTAGGTTATCGTAAGTAGCTCTATATTGTTGCTCTTTAAATTCTCTTTCTTTTTGCGCTATATCCTCCTTTTCTTTAGCTTGTCTTTCCGCTTCATCTTTTTGTTTTTGAGCTTCGTCTTTAGCTGTTTGTGCATCTTTTGTTTTAGCTTCTCCTTCTAAAATTTTATATTTTTCTAATATTGCTAAACGTGCTTTTGCTTTTTCTTCTTCAGTTAATTTTAAAGCATCTAATTCCGCTAAATCCCTTTGCTTTTGAAGTGCTACTTTTTCAACTTCTGTTTTAGCTTTTAAATCTTCAATAGCTTTTAAAGCATTTTCTTCGATATTTTTTAAAGCGTCTTTTTGTGCTTTTGCTGCCTCAAGTGCTTTGTCGTTCTTTTCCTTTTGTTTAGCTGCTGCATCTTTAGCAGCTTGGTCATCAATATTTTTTATAGATAGTTGTAAACCTGCTCTATCGTTTTTTAATTTCTCTAAACCTTTTAAACTTTCTTTTCGTGTTTCTTCTGCTTTCTTTTTTTCCGCTTCAGGGTCAAATATTAAACTCGCACCTTTATCTACCAAATCACTAAAGCCTTGAGCAAGTCCAAAGTTTTGCCCCAATGCCTTGCCGACCATATCAACACCCTCTAATAATAAAGTTAAAGGTGTTTGAATAAATTTAATAATTCCTGCTAATATATCTCTATTACGTTGCGAAGCTGCTATTTGTGCTTTTGCTGTAATATCATTTTGTGCAATTTGGTTTTCAGTTGCTTTTATAACCTCATCTGTTTGAGCAATCTTTAGTTTTAAAATATCCTTTTCGCTTTTTCCTTGTAACTTTAAAATATTTTCTTGACCACCTATCGCATCTAATTTACCTTGTTGTAAGTCTAAATTAGCTTGTGCTTGAGCGTTTAATTTTTCTTGCTCCGAACTTACACCACCTACTAATTCTTTAATGTCATCCCAATATGCTACAATAGCACCTAAAGCAATTAATAAAACACCTACACCCGTAGCAGCTATTCCTGTTTTAATTCCGTTTAAAGCTATTCTTGCTGATATACCTAATGCTTTGAAAGCTACTGCACCCTCACGAATACCTCGTACACCTTCAGCTAATGCCATTGCACCCTGAACTTTTAAAAGTGCTTCTTCAAGTTTTTGACTCTCTCCACCTGTTAAAGCCATTGCACCCTGAACACCTGCAAAAGTTGAAGTAACACCCTGTAAAGCACCGCCTAACTTTGCGTCAAATGTAGTTGCAGCAGCATCAACAACCATATCTGTTTGCATTTGCACCTTACGATAATTACCAACGGTTTGAAGTAAGTCTTGATATTCTTTAGTAGCACTTTGCCCAGCTAAAGCAAGTTCATAAAGTCTATCTTCAGCCTCTCCCATTCTTGATGTTAGCGGTTGCAAGTCTCCGTAAACTTCTTCAAATGTAGCATCTACACTTTTTGCAGACTTATCAACTTGTTTAAGTGCCTTGTCTAAATTTTCAAGTCCTCCAACTGCCTTAAGCGAGTTAACATCAATTTCTATCGTTTTTGTAATTGCCATTTGATTTGGTTTTTAAATTCTTTAAAATTATCAGGAATTTTATATTTTCCTTTCGCTATGTCTATACTCTCGCTTGTTCCTATCTTTTGGAATTCAAGCATTTCAATAATTAGTTTAAGCATTTTGTATAATTGGTATTTGTATTGTTTCACTTGTGCCATCATTTAACGCCCATTTGCCTTTGATATATCCTATCCTTTCAGAGCCTGTTGCGTTTGCACTTATTGAAACGTTAATTGTTTCGTTATCGAATTTAGTGCCTAAAGTGTAACTTATCCACGACTCATCAGGAGTTTCTAAAATTATCTTTTCCCAATCCGAAAGTAAAAGCATAGCTTCAATAGTTTGTGCTGTATTATCAACTTGGTAAAAAGATTCTAAAGAGTATCTATTACCTATCGGTACTTCACCAACTCGATAATCAGTAAGTAATTCCATAGTAGTTTCTCCACTTGTTAAATCGGTAGTCATTTTATTTATAGTGTACCTTTTATCACGAATAATAATTCTATCGTTTAATTTAATATCAATCAACTCAACAGGATTGAAGTAGCACTTTACAATTACTAATCTACTTTTAATGTTGAAGATATTACCTAAATAGTTTTCGTAATGTCTTTTATAAAGTCCGTTTGAAACGTTTGATAAAAACCAAGTAGATATTTCTTCGCCCCAATTTAAAGTTAAAATAGTTCCGTTGTTGTAATCGTTTGAGAAACGTCTGTATTGACTTATATGCTGATGTCCTCCCGTTGTTAAATCGATTCTAATATTCGGAGTTACTGCTTGCACTCCATTATCATACATCAATAAAGGTTTTGGTACGTAATTATTTAGATCACTCTTTTTGAAAGTAAGTGTTTGAAAGTTGCTATTTGATTTTCTTTCATACATTGCATTTTCAAAAGGTAATTCAACGCTAAAAGTTGAACTTTCTAAACTATCAATTTGCTCATACGCCAAATCCCCATAAGAGAAATTTCGAGTTGATAAAAACAATTCATCAAATTTTGTATTTAATATATTTTCAGATTTTTGATATTTGAAATTTATATTTTTATACATTGACGTTTTCTTTAACTCAATTTCATCTGATATTACATTTGCACTTATATCATTGTAACGCCCATCATTGTAATATAATTCTAACGGAATCAACTCGTAGGTTGTTTCATCTTGCGGAATAATAACAAGGTTAAACATTTTGATTAAACCCGTAATTAAATCAATTAATTTCAAGTCAGGAGCGTAGCCACCAATGTTAATTGTACTTGCAATAGTTTGGCTTGGACTTGTTGCTGTGTATGTAGTACTTCCGCCACCAAAAAGACGTTTGTAAACAAGTGTAGTAGTAAAAGAAAAACCGCTTTGCGAACTTATATAAACTGAATATTTATCGTTTATATTTTGCGTTGTTATAATTGCACCGAAAAAATTACGATTACCACTATTACCTACAATATTAGTAAAAGAATTATCTAAAATTCCATTCTTATAAATTAGTATATCGTATGGTTGTGTGCTTCCTGTTGTTACTTGTATCGCTATATTTCTATATCCACCACCAGAAAAACCTACTTCATCAGTAGTTAAATCCAATTCAGTAAAAGCCGTGCTACTCTTTGCAGTAAAATTTACTTTCAAAGGTGTTAACTTTTGGCTAAAACTTTCTGAATTTTTAAATAATACCCATAACTTTTTAAATTGTGGGTAATCTAAAAATGCACCCGTAAAATTTAAATCGTAAGTGTCCGATATCTTTTGCATAATAAAAGATAAAGGTATAGCTGGAAATAAACTATTCCAATGAATAGAACCCGCATTAATTGTAATGTCGTTTGAACCCCCCGTATTATAATCGTAAATTCTATCGTGTGCAAATAATGGATAAGATACATCGTAAGCGTTACTTGTAATTCTATTAATTACTTCCGTACTTGTAAAAGTATGGTTTAAACTACTGAAATCTAAATTTGCAAGTTTATCTTCTTTTAAAATATCTTTTATATTCTTTGCCTTGCCATAAAATACAATAGAATAGGAATCAACCATATTGTCTTTGTACTTCACATCATTTAAAGCAAACGCACCATCTCTAAAAGTACGTGTATCAATTTCAATATATCCGTTGTATTTTACTCTATGGTCAAATCCACCATCTAAACTACTTTCGTACCAATGCTTAAATATTTCATTGTTAGTAGTACTTGCGGGAATAGTGAAACTTTGAGTAAAATCTGTCTTTGCTTTTGACACATCGGCAATATCTTGAACAGATGAAGTAACGCTTATCTTTTCATCGTCAAATAATTCAATACGTTTCGCTATTCCATCAACATAAATGTAAAGTGCTACTATCATATTACATCATTTATTAGTCCGTAGTTGTACTCAAACTCAATTTCGTAGTTAATATTCTTATCTTTCAAATGCGTTTTAATATCAAAACTTTGACTTTTAACTATTGCAGGTTTGTTGTCTAATAATACAACCTCGCTCAACATTAAATCTTGAATTAAATCGCTATAATTTTCATCAACCCACCCCGTATTGCATTTTATCTTTTGTGTACCTTGAAAATTAAATCTTTGTTTAACACCTTGTAACGGATTGAAATCAATTGAACTTGGTAATAGATTAAAGTCTTTTGATTTTACGTCTATGCCTTGCTGATTTGCCTTAAAAAAAGTAAGATACTGCCAACCTCCAAAACGATTAATAAACGTGCAAATAATTGGAGTATATTTAGGTTCGCAAAGTTCTTCAGCATAAAAATTAAAGTCCTCTACATTTTCAGTTTCTTCTAATATTGGGAACTTCCAAACCCCTGCATCTTCAATAGTTACATCACCATAAGAAGTAGAATAGGTTTCTTCTTCTAAAAAGAAACTTACATAATTAGTTTCAAAATCTTTTACATAACTTTTAATTGAAGTATTGAAAAGCGGTAAAAAAGTATCGGTTGTACTTTGATTGTAGCCATCTAAATAATTAGTATATCCGTTTAAACAAAGGTAAACCTCATCAAGTATTTCAACGTCATCTGAATAGCTTATAACACGCATATAGCACCAAGTATTTACATTTTCTTCAGTAGGTACAGATACGATAACCGGTGCAATAGGTTTAATAAAGCTCTTTGCTAAATTAGAAACATTCCAAGATAACTTTGTTTGCGTTGGACTCGGTATCGCTTTTGTAAAAGTATAGTTTGGATTTGTCGGTTCAGTCGTTCCCTTATTCCACAAAAATACTTCTATCTTTGCAGAAGTTTGCCCCACCTCATCAACTTCTATAAAATACGGACTTCTTATAAATATCTTTTTCATTTCTTATTAATTGTAAATTCTAAAAATTGTTCAACATCTAAACCATACGCTTCAACTAATTCATCTGGTAACCTTTCAAATGCTTTTTCAAATGGTTTTGTAAAAAATAAACTCGGTTTAATACCATTCTTAAAAATACCATTACGAACTAAAAACGCTGTTGATTGATAAGACATAAATTTTCCCGTTTCTTTATTACGAAATTGAAAACGTCTTTTTGTTACCCATTGCGTAATTGGTTTTAATGGTGGCTTTTTACTTTTGTAACTAAATGGAGTGTTATATTTCTTTTGCGTTCCGCTTACTCCTTTATCTTGATACGCTCCGTAATCTTCCATCAAAAAAGCCATTCTGAAACTATTTGCACCTACTTCAATTTCTTTGTCAAGTGAATCATATAGTTTCTTATCTACATTTTTATTCTGTTTAGTTAAATTACTTCTACTCTGCTGAATAACATATTTAGCAAATGCGTTTAAATATTCCTTTGTATTCTTATTGTCTAACATATTGTCATATCATTTCTAACTAATACATCAAATGTAACAGCCCACCCCGCTAAATCATTTTCAAATCTTTCTGTAAATGGTTCAAAACTTGGCGAACCTGTCAACTCCCAAAAGTCATTTCTTAAATCGCCACGATTTAACCTATCCATTACCCTAACTCCTAAACTCATTTGCGTATTCCAAACATCAACCTTGTTACTTTCATCTTTTTGATTAAGCAAATCCATTAAAAGAATAGTAACATTAAATTGTATTACGTTCCCTTGGTGCGTTGCTGAATTAATCATAATATGCGATAAAGGAAAAAGAGTACGTTTAGCTAAATCTACTTCGAAAATGTCGCCCTCTGTAACTGTATTTACAAAAGGTTCATCAAGTAACGCTTCTTTTATTTTATTTATTAAACTATAAACCATTTTTTTTGATATTATTTATTTCTATTTGTGTCTTTTCCTTCTCAAATACTAACCACGTCATTAAAGTAGTTATCGGTAATTTAGTTACTGCGTCAAAGTTGAGAATGTTTCCTTGAGCTGCTGCGTAAATTGATTGATACCAACCCCATTTTTTTCCAAAATTTTCTTCACTTGCTCCGATTGTTCCGCTTCGTTCTGTATAAAGTCCGTCAAACCGATCACGCAATCGTTTAGCAAAGTCGAAAAAAAAAGCATACAACCTAAAGCAACGTCTAAAGGCATATATTTTAAAACCTCACTATACTTTTCCGAACTTTCATATTCTTCAATAGTATAAAGTTTGTTTACTTTTGTTTTAATCGGTCTAAATAAAACAGCCATTGCTTTATGAAGTGTTTGCGTATCACTTAAATAACTTTCAATATCGATATACTCACCAGAACTTAAATCTTCTAACTTCGGTATAAATCCAAACTCATAAACTCCTAATTTAAAAGTTTGAGTAAGTTTAGGTTTCTGTTGTAACAGCTCGTTAATATGTTTTAATATTTCGCTTACTTCTGCAATTCTTATTCTCGCAACGTCTTTTAATTCAATGTTGCAAAATATTTCAATCGTCTTTTGATTTACAAATTCACTCGGCTCATTATCCTTTATCAACTTCTCAAATCGTTGGTATTGGTAAAGAGTAATTTCGTTTAGATTTTCCGGTATGGTTATATTTATTTTCATATCATTATTAAAACACAATTAGTGTATTTTTGTATTAAGTGTTTGTTGCTATTTTATAAGCGTGAATAAGTTTCTTTATTTCACCTACATTTCGAGGTAAATTTATTGTAACGTTTTTGCCTGTCTTTTTTAAAATATGTATTTCTACCATTTCAATCATTTGTCCGTATGTAGGTTGATTAGTAGACATAGTAATTACCTTTGTTTGGATTGTCTAAATGATAAGTTACATTATATCGTATTGCGTCAATAGCGTGATTAAATGAATCTATATATAATTTACTTCCTTTGTTTAAGTATGCATAGTTATTAAATTCCTTTGCTATGTTACTACTGTCTTCTATC